TTCTTTTTTTAATTTTATATGATTTCATTTTTTGCCTTTTTGGGGAAAAATATTTTTTTCTTGGTTATTTTTTTACATTTTTCATAAACTTTTTGATTTGTTTTTTCTAAAAATTGTTTGACCCCATCGTTTCCTTTTCTGGTATAAATTTTATTAAGCACTTTATATTTATCATCAAAGTTATTTCCTTTGTGGTCATGCCAATTGTTTTCAACAAATTCTTTACAATTTTTGTTGATTGATTCTTCTGCATTAACTCGTGCAAAAATTTCAGAAGATGTCATTGGATTTATCTCATAAAAAACTTTTCTAGGCAAGATTAATATTTGTGCATATGGTTCATCTTTTCTAAAGATATAAGTTTGTTCTGGCATTGGGTTTTTAAAAACAACAAAAAATATTTTTGGCCACATGCTGGTATTTATATGGCCGGGTATTACCAATGGCACAGTATAGGTGTGATCAGTGTAGTATTTTGGATGTGGTTCGATGCGAAGAATATAATTGTCTGGAACTTGAATATCGAGACATGAAGTCATTCCGAAGTGTCCCGGTGCAAAACTTGAAAAAGGTGGAAGAAGCACACTGGGAAAAGATTTATTTTCAATGGTAAAATCACCTAAAAAATTTACTTGATTGTTAATCATTTTCACATGGCACTCTGTATTAAAAGAATACAGAAGCTCTAATCCATATGTAGATCCTTCAACGAAAGGGACGCAATGCCAAGGTTGTGGAATATCGCCTTCTTTATGTTCATTTGGTTCGCCAGACCATCCCGGTATTTGCAAACGAATAGGTTTGGGAGGCTGTCCTTGATACCAAGACCTGTATTTTACCAATATTTTTTCCACAATTTCACCTCGAATGAATAATTAGAACAGGAGTTAAAAATGAATCCAGACGCAGGAAATCATCAACAAAGACCACTAGATCAATGCAATGACGTTGGTGGTTTGCCTGATCCAAACCTTGATCAATCGCCTCCATATTGCGAACCAGATTATAGCAGCAATTTGAGAAAAATCAATGATGACAGCATGAATTGGCTGAAAGACCAATCCATGAAAAAAACAGGTTTTGGTGCAAAATCTGATGGCGATCCTATGCAGCGTGGTAAAATTCTGAATGATCCTGACAATCCCGACAAAACAATTTTGTATCGATATTCAAAATCTTTGCGTGGCAACGATGAAGCCATGCTTGATATGTTTAGAAACGTGGTTGTAATTGATGAAGATGGTAAAGCTTGGCCGATTCCAATTATGCTTGGCCCTCCAGAAAAAGCTGTTGCTGCCATGATTCAAGAAAATGTTCGCAAAGATGAAACATTGGTTGTTAATAGATTACGCCTTCCAATGATGGCGCTTACACAATCAGGCATTGAGTATGATTTAAATCGTTACACATATCACAAGGCATTGAATTTATTTAGAAACGAGCTAGGAAAACCCAGCATAACAATTAGCGAAAAGTATAACAAAGACACAATTCTTGGTTTTGCTAGAGGCATACCAGTGAACATGACTTATACATTGACTGCTTGGACAATGTACAGAGAAGATATGAATCAAATAATAGAGCAAATAATGACAAAATTTAGTCAAGTTGCATACATAACAGTGACTGGTGTACAGTGGGAAGTAATTGTTAAGTTGGACTCAATTGCAAATAATTTAAATAATGAGCCGGGAGATCAGCAAATTAGAGTAATTAAATACGAATTTAATATGACGGCGCAAACATATATACCGCAGCCAATTGAAAGAAAGAAGGCCGTCCTCAAAATGAAGATTGACTTTGTTGATGGTCTAAAAGAAGAAGAAATAACAGAAGTTTTGATGAGAATTGAACAGTCAGTAAAGGAACTAGAATGCTAGAAATAACGAATAGAAAAAGACACCCAGTGCAATTGATCATTAGGTCTAGGAGAGCCACTAAGTCTTTCACAACTTTGAATCTACCGGGAGTTGGTAAAGGAAAAAATATTTTAGTTTTGGAAGATGAAAGATCAACACCATATATAGATAGAGCAGAAAAAGATGGATTAATTTCCATAAGGCAAATAACAAACAAGTTACGAAAGGGAGAATAAGACTATGGCGATTCTTAAAGGTTTTCCACCATCTAATACAATCAGCCCAAGTGTTAGAATTGCTGAAAAAGACTTGAGCTTCATCGCACCTGAACAGTCAACGCATACAGCAGGATTGGTTGGATTTGCCTCTAAAGGCCCAATCAATCTTCCTATTGCGATTGCTACTTCACGTCAGTTGCACACTATTTTCGGAAATCCACATCCAGATGTAGGTGATCCTTTCCTCATTTATGCAGCCGATCAGTATCTTCTTGTAGCTAACACTCTTTATGTAGTGCGTGTTGCAGATACCGATCCAGTAAGTGATGAGCAGGCATTGACCGCTAGCGTTGATGTTCCAGCAGCAGGTACAATAATTGAAATTCAGTCAGCGACTGCTGGCCCTTACACTTTTGACGAAGACTCATTCTTCCGTTGGAAGCTTAACGGCGAACTTTCAACTAAGACATTGGTTGTTCTTGCTGACACTTACACAACTGAGGAACTTGAAACGGCTTTGAATGATCAGTTGGATTTTCAGAATGATGGTATCGAATTTTATACTTACACTGATTCACCCGATGATTTCATTGGAGTTAAAACCGTTTGGGCCTATGGATCTAGTTCCAGCCTTGAACTGGTTTCAATTCAAAATGCAATTTACGGTGGCGAGGTTGACGATAGTTCCGATCTGACAGATGGTGACATTCGTAACAACCCTACTGGTCTTGGCACAGGCATGACCCGTGCTATAGTAACAGGTGTTAATGATCGTTGGCCAACCAATGGTTATCAGACTGTTGGAAACTATGATTTTGCAGGTTTAGTTGATCAGTTTATTGAAATTGTTGTTGACGGAACTGATAATGTTTTGATTGATCAAGTTGTTCAGACCATTACATTCGTGGATGGAGCTTCATACACAAGCATCGGCGATGTTGTGACTGATATTAATGATCAGAAGACTGAAAACGGCGGAACTCTTCCCGGTGGTTGGACAGCAATTGCGCTAGGAAATCAACTTCGCTTTGTGACTAATCATCACGGTGAAGATGCTCGTCTTCGCATTAAGCCTACTAGCACCGAAGTTTTTGGCCTTACAACTCTTACCGTAACTGGCACAAGTCCTGAAGGCGTAAGTGGCGCAATTGACATTGAAACTTTTGGTTTGGTTGTTGGCGGCGCTAATACTCTTGAAGACGTATCTTTCACTATTAATGCTGATTCACCCGGTATTGATGGAAACTACACTGAAGTAAGAGTAACAAACGACATTTATACTAAGTTCTTTGATGTAGAAGTATTTACAAATGGCGTTCAGGTAGAATCTTGGGGTAATCTGACAAAAGACGCAGCAAGTCGTTTCTATGTTGAAACATATCTTGCCCTTGTTTCTGATTACATTAGAGTTACCGACAATACTTCTATTTTAGCAGGCCCTGCAAATGGGACTTATGAATTAGCAGATGGCACTGACGGTATTCCCTCAGATCCTGACCAGCAAGATGTTCTTTTGATGGGTAGCCCTCTTGGCTACACAGGCATTTATACTCTCAGTGAACCTGAACAAGTAAACATCGATCTTATCGCAGTTCCCGGGCACAGCAGTACTGCTGTTGTTCAAGAACTACTAATGTTTTGTCGTGATTATCGTCAAGACTGCCTTGCAATTATTGATGCTCCATTCGGTTTAACCGTTAAGGAAGTTGTTGCATGGCAGAACGGTACTCATCCACTTAACAATACTAGATTTGATAGCGATTTCGGAGCATTGTACTGGCCTTGGGTTAAGCTATATGATGCTTATAACAAGGTAGACGTATGGTGTCCACCAAGCGGATCAGTTATGGCAGTCATTGCAAGAAGCGATTTTCTTTCTGCTCCTTGGTTTGCTCCAGCAGGTCTTAATCGTGGTGTTGTTCCAAACATAACAGATGTATACATTCGTCCAACTTTGGAAGAACGTGATACAATGTATGGCAACCGAAACTGCGTAAATCCAATTATTCAATTCGCTGATGTTCAGGGATTTGTGGTATTTGGACAAAAAACACTCCAGCGCACTCCAACCGCTCTTGACCGTGTTAATGTTCGCCGTCTGATGTTTTACATCGAGAAGGCAATTCGCTCTGCTAGCCGTGGTCTGTTGTTCGATCCTAATGATGAAACTTTCAGAAGGCAATTCATCACCTTATCAGAAAACATTCTGCGTCAAGTACAAGTTGGGCGTGGTCTTACTGCATTCATTATTAAAGCTGATGAAGAACTTAATACGCCAGATGTAATTGACCGCAATGAATTCCGTGCTAGAATTGGCGTTCAACCAACTCGTGCTGCTGAGTTCATGTTTATTGAATTCTCTATTCACCGTACTGGCAGCTTCCAGCAAGGTGCTGAAACATTCTAAAAATTAAAAGGAACCATATAAAAGGAGAAAACAATGGCAATAGTAGGTGGTAATATGGGCTTGAGTACTCTCGGTGGATCATCCATCGTGTTCAAGCGCAAGTATAGATGGACGTTTGATGTGACTTGGAACAAACAGCAAATTCCAAGCGCATTTGTTAAGGTGGCAAACCGTCCAAGTTTAACAATTGAAGAAACTGAAATTAACTATCTACACGGAAAAATGTGGATTCCCGGTAAAGGTAGTTGGGAAACACTAAGTGTAACCTATTACGATATCGGTGGTGCTGGCGCTGCTGGTATGAAGGGTCTATGGGACTGGTTAGCTTCAGTTTACAACTTTACTGATCCGAACAGTCTTTCGCAGACTTCTCGTAGAGGTAATGATGGAAATGAGGCTGGTTGGGCAGCAGTTGGACTTCTTACCATGTATGATGGTACAGGCGCAACTATGGAAACTTGGAAGCTTAAAAATCTTTGGCCAAGTGCTATCAACTTTGGCGATTTGGATTACGGCAACTCTGAAGAAGCCACTCTTGAATTAACCTTAAGGTTTAGCGAAGCTGAATACACGCCCTCTTGCGGTATCGGTGCTCCACAAGCAAGCAAACTTGGTTGCAACGCATAATATTAAAATTAAAATTTCAATTTTTGGCCTCGTATATAAAATACGAGGCTTTTTTATTATCGAGGTTATAAATGGCGCAGCAAATGGGATGGGGTGATAGTTTTGGTTTAGTGGATGGTTGCTTCAAAAGAAAAAATCGTTGGCTTTTAACGATTCCAGATATAAGCGCAGAGGGAATTAATTCTTTGCCTCCATCGAAAGCATCCAGACCTTCGCTTTCATTCAAAGAACTAAGTTTGGAACATTTAAATGAAACAATTTATTTCCCCGGAAAACCAGAATGGAAGCCAATAACATTAACATTATATGACATGGCTAAACCAACTCACAAAATTTGGGAGTGGATTTATTCATATTATGATTTAGAAAATGATAAATTTAAATTTTCAGTTGGATTTAAAAAACCTGAAGCTCGGTTGACTTTATATGATGGTACTGGCTTAGAGCTTGAAACATGGTACATGAAGAATGTTTGGTGCCAAGACATTCAATTTGGCGACCTAGACATGGGAGATTCTGGTATTGTAACAGTAGATTTAACTTTAAGATATGATAGAGCATATTTTTCATTTTAAGAATTTCTGCTGGCATATTAGATGCTTGAATCAACCGTTACGGAATTAGATTCACTCTGAATCTTCGACCTTTAATTCCTTTTTTAAAAGTTCTTGACAAGCTATAATTGCATCTTCAAGTTCTTTTGGCTTGCACTTCATTACACGGCAAGCGCCGCTTTTATTTAAGCGGCCTTTTTTTGTATAAACTTTTGTATCATTTAACAAAAAAGCATCAACCAGTCTAGAGTATCCGCTGTCAATCAATTTTTGAATTAATTCTTGGTTTTCAATATTATCAAAAAGATTTGTTTGTTTTGTCATTTTACCAACTTTTATAAAATTAACCTAGCAATTTATTCGACAAGGCTGTTTTAATTATAATAAATAATAAACATAATATCAAGTATCGCTAACTATATTATGCCTCCTGTATAAACTTTTTGTTTTTAAAGCAGGAATTTTTTGATCAAGTTGAATTTGGATGAAATCAAGATATTTTCTTTTTAATTCATTATAATTTCTAGCTGTTCGATAAAGTTGTCGAAAATGATTTAATATACATGTTGTCATATAATTAAAAGCTTTGCCTTTTTTTGGATCAAAGCGATCAATTTTTTCAAAACATATCATTACGCCTTCTTGAACTGCATCATCTTGATCAATCAAATTAAATTTAGCGTATCTAACTATATTTTCAGAAAGAGTATAGAAGGCTATTGCCAATTCGTCTTGTGATTCTTGAAATTGAGAAGATATAATCTTAAATTCTTTTTCAGTAACAAGCCAAGATTCGGGTTTTTTAAATTGTCCACGCTTTAATACTCTTGCTTGTGTTTCAATAATATCATCCATGAATAATTGGTATTTGAT